CCTGTGACGCGAAAGAAATCGCGGTACTGGAAAAAAACCATTGCAGCACTTCCTGTCTTTGCGCCGTTCTCCGGTGAGATTGCACAAATGAGTGCAAATATCCGCGCCCGTTATGAAGCGTCGCCGCGTTCTGCCAATGCCGAAGCTCTTCGTCAGCTGGCTGATGTTGCCGGTACTGATGATGCAGTTAATGTGCTGTGCCTGTGTCTGGATATCGCTGACCAGGACGGTATCGGTCAGGAAGAAGAAGCGCAACTGAAGAAAATTGCGCAGGCGCTGCAGTTGCCGCTGGAGCAGTACCTGTGAAAAGTGCGCGCCTTGTGCTGGCTGTCATCCTGTTGTTTCTGGTAGTGGTGGTTGATTTCACCGGACGACTGATGTCGGTGCTGGCAGATGGTGTGCTGGTGGCGATGGCGCTGGTCGTGCTCCGGCCTTTACTGCGTAAATCTGAATAACATCACACAAAAGGCATCTGCGGATGCCTTTGACGGGATGTTTTTTACGGGTCGCTGGTGGCCCTTTTTTATTTTCAGGAGGAAGTATGTCTGAACCCTTATCCGGTTCCGGCACGGCTGCGGCGCTGGGTGGCGCGACGGTATTCGGGCTGTTTACCGGGATGGATTTCGGGATTGTGTTTGGCGCGTTCGCCGGGGCGTTATTTGTGGCAACGATGCCGCAGTCACTTTCAGTCTGGCGCGTGGTGGCACATTTTCTGGTGTCGTTTATTGTCGGCGTGCTGGGAGCGCGTGTGCTGTCAGCCTGGATTGCATCAAAAACAGGGTATGACGGTACATCAGCAGATGCGCTTTGCGCGGTGCTGGTCTCGGTTGTGTCGGTGAAGATTCTCTCGTTCATCCACCAGCAGGATATTGCATCGCTGGTGTCCGGTGTGTTCTCCCGCCTGCGGGGTGGAGGAGGCGGCAATGTTAAGTAACCTTCCCGGATTGCTGAATGTGGTGTTATGCACAGTTATCGTGCTGACGCTCTTTTTTTATCGTCGCCGTGATTCCAGACATAAACCGCTGGTGTCATGGCTGGCCTGGCTGCTGATGCTGCTGTATGCCTTTGCGCCCCTCAGTTATCTGTGTGGTCGCCCGTTAGCAACGGGCTGGCTGGAAGTGTTTTTTAACCTGCTGTTCTGCGTGCTGGTGATACGCGCACGCGGGAACGTCACAAAAATCTTTCCATTGTTGAGGTGAATATGTCGGGTAAATTCAGATTTAGTCGTCGCAGCGAAAAGAATCTGGAGGGCGTTAAACCACAGCTGGTTGCTGTCGTTCGCCGTGCGCTGGAGCTGACGGAGGTTGATTTCGGTATTACGGAAGGGCTGCGCACGAAAGAACGCCAGAAACAGCTGGTCGCGGAAGGGAAAAGCCAGACCATGAACAGCCGCCACCTGACCGGTGATGCGGTGGATGTTGTTGCCTGGGTTGGCAGCCAGGTGTCATGGGACTGGCCTCTGTACGAGAAAATCGCGCAGGCATTTAAGCAGGCTGCCGCAGAGCTGGGAACTGCCATCGAATGGGGCGGGGACTGGAAAACACTGAAAGACGGACCTCACTTTCAGTTGAAACGCTGATAACCAGGTGTGTTATGAGCAGAAAACACTGGACACACAGAATACCGCGAGTGGCGGCGAAATGGGCACTGGTAGCGATACTGGTGCCTTTTTTATTGGTGGGATGCGTCAGCCTGGATAAGGCGCGCCAGCTTTTCGATACAGCTTCTCAGGTCTGTGAAATTGTCGACGGTGTTCGGCAGTGTATGCAGAACTGATCGCCTGTAATAGCAGAATATTTTACTGAAAAATGAAGGGTGCGCCAGCGTCCGGAAAGCATGAAATTCTGCTGCGTGTGCCAATTTTATCTTATTCATCCTAAATCTTGCCGAATCAAGATGAACTTTGATCAACTGCCTGGCGGCAAGGGGCATTAAAACAGGAGAAAATTATGTGGAAATCTACAGGTTACAAGTTAATCACCGCGTTGATTGACGGCAAGCCACAATACTTACGCATTGAAATGAGTGGTCAGCATGCTCGTTTGATTCGTGAGTAACAGGCATTACAGCAGCCCTTCAGTGTGAGGGGCTGCGATAATGTCAAAGCTCGTTATCAGCACCCGCCGCGCACCCAGCGCACTGGCCGATAGCGGGCTTTTTTATTCATAAAGCGAGGCTGTATGAGCGAGAAATTGAAGATCGTCTATCGCCCGTTACAAGAACTGTCTCCGTATGCACACAACGCCAGGACGCACAGTACTGAGCAGGTGGTACAACTGGTAGAAAGTATTAAGCAATTCGGCTGGACTAATCCGGTGCTGATTGACGAAAAGGGCGAAATTATTGCGGGTCACGGTCGTGTTATGGCGGATGAAATGCTCAAAATGGATTCTGTTCCGGTCATTGTTCTGTCTGGCCTGACGGATGATCAGAAAAAGGCGTACCGCCTGGCAGATAATCGCCTGCCGATGAATGCTAGCTGGGATGAAGATATGTTACGGATGGAGCTGTCGGACCTAATCAATGCTGATTTTGATATATCCCTGACAGGATTCAGCCCGACAGAAATTGATGAACTGTTGACGGATGTTTTGCCCGGTACAGGAAATGAGGAGGAACCGTACACGACGAAAATTGATACGCCTGTTTATGAGCCGTCAGGCGATAAACCGGATATCAGTGAACTGTACGACGATACGAAAACTCAGGAGCTGGTCAGCCGGATACGTTCGGCGTCCCTTGAGCCTGATATCGAAAAATTCCTCCTGTGCGCGGCAGAACGTCACACGGTGTTTAATTTCAGCAGAATTGCGGACTATTACGCTCACGCACCCGCTGAAATTCAGAGCCTTTTTGAGGAGTCGGCGCAGGTGATCATTGATTATCAGCAGGCTATTGAAAATGGATTTGTCCGGATGACGCAGCGTATGGTGGAGATCATGCATGGCGGGGAGGAGGAGGAATATGCGTGATGATTTTTGCGCCTTTATTCTGACTCACGGGCGACCGGACAAAGTTCTGACTTACCGGACGTTGCGTCGTGCTGGCTATACCGGGAAAATTTTTATCGTTGTTGATGATGAAGATAAGACACGGCATCAGTACATAGCTGAATTTGGTGAACAGGTGCTGGTGTTTTCCAAAGCTGATATCGCCAGTCGTTTTGACGAAGCCGATAATTTCGGTGACCGCCGCTCAATTTTTTACGCCCGTAATGCCTGTTTCGACCTGGCAAAACTGGTCGGGTGTAAATACTTCATTCAGCTCGATGATGATTATCACGAGTTCCAGTTTCGGGTGGATCGCAACTATGACCAGGCCTATTTTCCGATAAGAAAACTGGATGCGATCCTTTCTGAAATGCTGGCGTACTACGAATCAATACCTGCGCTTTCCATCGCTATGTCGCAGGGCGGGGATTTTCTTGGTGACAATGGCGGCCATGCTTCGTGGGGGAAACGCAAGGCAATGAACAGCTTTATCTGTTCGGTTGATCGACCGTTCTCATTCATGGGACGCATTAACGAGGATGTGAATACATACACGAATCTCGGTCGCTGTGGTGAATTGTTTATGACGATCGGTGCTGTCCAGTTAGGGCAGAAACAGACGCAGAAAAACAGCGGCGGAATGACCGAGCTGTATCTGGATTCCGGAATCCAAGCATACGCAAAACCGATGACGGTAAACCTTTTTCAATTGAGGGGCAGGGGGAAGCAGGGGAAAGGGTGGGTGATGTTTTAGTCCGCGCTTTGCAAAAAGCATATCCCAATAAACTTATTGATTGCACAGTCAGCGACAACCTGGTTTTGCCAGAGCCGTGGACGGGCAAATATACGGAGATTGGTACGCTGGCTATGGTCGTAAAAAACGCCTCTATTGCGATGATGCGTAATGAAAGGTATAGCGGAATCGCCATCAGTATTCTTTCCGACAGAATACGAATCTACGATAACGCATCGGCAAAGTGGGGTGAGCCAAAAACAATTCATGCCCATGAACTGGTCGGGCAGCCGACATGGATAGCGCCGTTTACCGTCAGTTTCAAATGCCCTATGAGAGGCGATATCAGATGTGGTGATGTGATTAAACTGCCGGAGGGGCTATATTCTGGCGCTGCGTCGATTGTGATGGCTAATACAACGGCACCCAGCGTTATCGCAAAAAATTCGACCACGTTCACCGGGAAATTTCTTGTGAAATCAGTCAGACACATTGGTTCGTATCTGACAGCCGATGGCGATGCCTGGGTGACGGTATTTGAGGCATATGCTGAGAACTGGGCGAGGGTGTAATGTCAAACGCTCAAAAATTACCGTTTCTCCGAACACTGTCGGAGATGATGACCAGTTCTGGTAACCAGCAAGCCGAGCTTAAAGGCCGCGAATTGCCCTGCCATGTTGTTGATATCTGCGGGCAAATAGTGACAGTTCAGTTTGATATGCTGCCGGAGGGGATCAACTTCCCGCAGATAACAATCCCTGTCGCCACATTCCCGTATATCCGTTACCCGATACAGCCGGGCGATCGAGGAGTAACAATTGCCGCTGATGTATCACTGCGCGGTGTGTCCGGATTGGGAACCGGTATGGCAACGCTTTCTTACTCGATGTCGCTCACTCCCCTGTTTTTCGTGCCACTGGCAAACAAGGAGTGGTCCGACGAAGATCCGCAAAAAATCGTTTTGTACGGTCCGGATGGCGCGATCCTCAAAACAGAGGACGGCAGTAGCTCGGTAATGGTGGCTCTGGAAGAAATCAGGCAAAAGTCGAAAGCTGTTTACCTCGAGGCCGAAGATATTTTCCTGAACGGGAAAATTCACCTCAACGGACCGATCGTCCAGGACAAAGCCCAGATGAAGGATACAACCGCTTCGCTGATTGGTCCTCTTAATGTCGAGATGGATGCAGTTATCAACGGCGTGAGCGTCAGCGGCCACAGCCACGATGTGACTGGGGTTCAAAGCGGCGGCAGCACGATCACGTCGAAGCAACCAAATCCGGGTTAATTCCGGTTCATTTCACTTTAAATTCTATCCATAAAGCGAAAGCCCCGAACTGTTGCAGCAGTCGGGGCTTTTTGTTTCTGACCTTGAATAAGGCAAGGAGAAGTCGTGTTTGATTTTAGCAAACTGATTCGGGAGATTCGAGTTATGGCTGAAAAATTATCCACCTGGAAGTTTTTGCTTATTTGGTTGGTCTTTCTGATTCTGGCGTCTGGTTATTTTGTTGGCCAGATCCGATGGTGGTGAGGGCACGATGAGAACATGGGGCCGCGTCACCGACGCGAACGGCAACAAAAAATGGGTTGCAGTAGAATCTGACGCCAACGGTGATTTCTCCTACGGCTGGCTGACGACGCTCATTCAGACGTTAAAGCTGGGATTGGGGGAGTCGCCGTTTTACGCGAATTACGGTATTCCTGCGCAGCAGTGCATCGTGCAGCAGATTTACCCGGACTACTATGTGAACATGGTTCAGCAACAGTTTGCCGGCTATTTTGCATCATTGGCAATTTCAAAGGTAGATGGAGCAGATAACCCCACCTATAACATCGATGTTGTGTTTTTTAATGGGACCAGTTACCGGACGCAGGTGCCGGTATGAATCACAGTTTTATGATAAAACTTTTACCTTGGTTTGGAGTGCTGTAGAGAGATATTTTAGGGGAGGCGAGTAATTTTCTAAGCTGGAGCATATTGACATATATTATTTCGGATTTGCAAAATACAGATTGTAACCATGGAGGAGACAAGCATGGAAAATTTTGCAAATAAGTTAAAAATACACACAGAGCATGTTGCAAAAATGGGGGTGTTTTGTACAACTGAAGAAACGACAAAACAAGCACTCATTATGCCATTACTAGATATTCTTGGTTTTACTCCGTATGATCCAAGAAAAGTCAAAGCTGAGTATAGTGCTGACTTCCCCGGGGTTAAGGCTAATGAACGGGTTGATTACGCTTTATTTTGTCATGATGTTCCTGTGATGTTCATTGAGGCGAAATCGTTTTCAGAACAAATTGATAATCACTGCCCACAGCTATCAAGATATTTTAATTCAACACCGGAAGTTACTATATCAGCCATTACAAATGGTGTTGAATGGCGTTTTTTTACGGATTTGAAACAAAAAAACATAATGGATTCAACGCCGTTTTTAAAATTAAGAATGGATTCTCTAACTCACTCCGATATTACACAATTATTTCGTTTTCGTTATGATAAATTCAAACCAGAGGCTTTACGGACACTGGCTGAAGAAAGTGTTTATTTGAATTCATTTACTAAAACAATCAGTTCTAGTCTTCGTGAAGTTGATCTGGAGTTTGTTCGATATGTCGCTAGTCGTTCAAATATTGAGAGGCAACTTAATCAGAGATTTCTTGAGTTCGTGACTCCATTAGTTAAACAGGCCGTTGAGCGCGCTGTTAGCGCAATGGTGGTTTCCGGGCTATCTACACAACCGGTAGAGCAAACTAAAGAAAATGATGCAACGGATACACAAGTTAATAACGCCATTGTTGATGAAGAAAACCCCAACATAATAACCACAGCCAAAGAATTGGAGCTATTTGAAAGGGTAAAACAAATCATACAAACAGAAGATAATATAGAATATAAAGATACTGAGTCATATTTCGGTGTACTATTGAATGGTAAAACTAATAGATGGCTGTTAAGATTTTATGATAAAAAATCTTCATTTATAACTTTACCTATTTCGCTTAGTGAAGTTCAGTTGAATGAAATAAGACGAGCTCGACTTGATACGGATGGTAAAAGGATACATATAACTAATCCGGAAGATATACTTCGCATATCTGGTTTGATTCTGGATTCATACGAGTATGTTAAAAATGATGATAATTTCCGCCGAGGGTCCAGAGTGAGCAGTTTAGAAGAGGTTGAATAAGTAAAAAACCCGCGAAAGCGGGTTTTTTAATGGAGTAAATATGTCAGAAATACCAATTACTATGACCAGTGCGGGTGCGCAGCCTACGCCACCCAATGATTTGCTCGCGAATCTTATCACTAGAGTTGCTGAAAAAGTACCTGGATATACAGCCAACCTTCCGGCGGGGCTTATTACAGACCTTGCCAGCACGGCTGTCGGGGCGCTGGCATTAATAGACCAGGCGCGGGTGGACCTTATTAACTCCGTAAGCCCATACGGCGCGAATATTCCGTTACTGATGCAACTCGGAAACATATATGGAGCACAGAAGGGATTAAGTACAAATACGGCGGTATACGTGGTGTTTGAGGCGTTGCCGGGGTTTGGTATCCCTAAAGGATTTGTTGTCGGTGACGGCAACTACCAGTATGCGGTTTCCCGCGATACCGTGGTACCGGAAAACGGGCAGACTGAGCCAGTCTACTGTGTGGCCACAACGTCAGGCTCATGGGCTGTACCGGAAGGGACCGTGACGCAGGTCATTACCTCAGTACCCAAAGACCAGCCTGTAAAATGCACCAACTTTACCGCAGGAATGCCCGGTCAGGAGGCGCAAACGTGGGCATCTTACCGCGCCGAAGTCATGGAGTCCGGCATGTTTGGTGTGCAGGGAACACCGGATTGCTTTAAAGCTATGCTCAAATCAGTAAGCGGTGTGCGAGAAAACCTGATTTCTTTCCGGCAGTCGTCGCTGGGGAAATGGGTTGCGGTTGTTGGTGGCGGTGATCCGTATGATGTGGCTTATGCGATTTACAAATCTGTACCGGATATTTCGAAACTGACCAACGATGTAAGCAATCCATCCGGTGCGGTAGTGGAAAAACGCACGGTTTCAATAACCGTTTCGCCGGACGTTTATCAGGTGCCTTTCGTTATCCCGTCATCACAAAACGTCATGGTGCTAATCACCTGGAACACGGTGTCTGATGATTATGTTGATCCGGCGGGTATTGCTATGGCTGTGCAGCAAAACGTTGCTGATTACATCAATTCAATTGAAGTCGGACACCCGATAAATCTTCTGCGTATCCAGGATATTTTTACCAGTTCTGTCAGGTTGCTGGTTGATGCGACGTTGATCTCAACAATCAGTGTGAGCATTGGTATTAACGGTCATATTGTTCTTCCGGCGAAAGACACAAGCCTGGTTTATGGCGATACCTATTCCTATTTTTCAACGGTGGCATCACAGGTTCAGGTCAACAAGTATGCAATATCTGACTGAGAAAATTCTCCCTGCTTATCCATTTGCGCAGTACAGAGATGATCCGAATGTTGTTGCGTTCTTTGATGCATACAATGAAATTGCTCAGGAATACCTCGATTCACTCAACAATCTGGCATTGCCATGCTGGACATCGGAATCAATAACCGGGCAATTACTGGACCGGATTGCACTCGGGATTTATGGCGTTGAAAGGCCTTTACTACAGGTTTCCGAGGAGGCTATTGCACGCGGCGCATACGATACCATTGAATACAATACGATCCCGTATGCAGCAATGCGGAATTATGTTCCGGGGCAGGCATCGTATGTACCTGATGATTATTTCAAACGAATATTAACGTGGAATTTTTATAAGGCTGACGGTTCGCATTTCTGCATTGACTGGTTAAAGCGCCGTGTGGCGCGGTTCATTCATGGGAAAAACGGAATAGACCCGCCGTTGCAGCACACTTTTGATGTGAGCGTGACTGTATCGGACAGTGTTTTTTCTATTCAGATACCAGAATATGGTGATGGTATAGGCTATTTTCTGAAAGATGCCATTGACCAGAAATATGTAAAACTCCCTTTTATTTATTCCTATGCAACAACGGTGATTCAAAAATGATTCTTGGATTCGGCAATAACGTTGTTTCAGCACTGGCTGGGGATATTACGACGATTCAGACTGATATTCCGGTGATGCCGGGCACGGGAGCTAAATTTGCAAAATTGCTTTCTGCCGATTTTGAAAATAAATCGAACGGGCAACGCGTCTATGCAAAAATTACGCTTACCGATAATAAAGAGTCAGCGTTTGAGATTTGTCACCTGGTATCGGTAAGCGGTGATGTGCTGAAAGTCATTCGTGGGCAGGAAGGAACAACCGCGAAAGGTTGGTCCCTTAATGACGTTGTGGCTAACTTTGCCACACGTGGATCGGAAAACTATTTCGTACAGATAGCGCAGCTTCAGAGCGGTCATTATATTGCGGGTGTCGCTGGCGGCACTGCAAATGCACTGACGCTGGAGCTTCCCGCGACGTTTTTTGTTAATGGAGGTACAGATTGGACGCTACGAACTCCTATTATCGTTTTCCCCGTTCAGAACAATACCAACGCCGCAACGCTTCAATTGACACTGGGCGGAAAGGTTCTTGGTACGTTTCCACTTTATAAGGGGAACAAGTCCGGGCTGGTAGCGAACGATATCATTAAAGGTATTCCCTTAATTTGCCTTCTTGATAGCGAGAAAAGCTATTTCAGCGTGATAAACCCCGGCAATATCTATTCAGATTTTGATCTGCGATATGTAAAAAAATCTGGTGATTTGATGACCGGGGAGCTGAAAATCCGTGGTGTTAATGCACTGAGGATTTTCAACGACGCTTTTGGTCTGATTTTTCGTCGTTCGGAAGAGTGCCTGCACCTTATTCCTACCAGTGAAGGTCAGGGCGAGAATGGCGATATTGGTCCACTTCGACCGTTCACTATTAATCTGCGGACGGGTGAAATATCCATGTCGCATAAAGTGTCTGTTGGCGGCGGTTCTCAGGTCAATGGTGCGCTGGGTATCGGCGTTCAGAACGCGCTGGGCGGAAACTCAATTGCTTTCGGGGATAACGATACAGGTATAAAACAAAACGGCGACGGCATTCTGGATGTTTATGCGAATGGACAGCATGTATTTCGTTTCCAGAATGGTGTGGCGATAGCGTTAAAAAATATTCAGGCCGGAAATGCTAAAAAATTCACGTTATCCAGCGCCAACAACTCAACGAAAAACGCAACGTTTAATTTATGGGGCAATTCGTCCCGTCCTGTAGTTGCAGAGCTTGGTGATGATTCCGGCTGGCATTTTTACAGCCAGAGAAATACGGATAACAGTATAACGTTCGCTGTAAACGGACAGATGGTCCCGTCAAATTATGGAAATTTCGATGCCCGTTACCAGACCAAATCAGGGGGCGTGCAGAATTTTCAGTACACCAGTGAGGTGTTTTACAACCCTGGTGGGAATGAGCGCAGCTGGACGTTTCGGGCACCTTCTGGTTGTGTTTTGTCAGGCATTAATGTTCAGGACACTGGCAGTAACTCTGCAGATAATATCGGTGGCGTGTATTACAAACAGGCTCAGATTTATATCAATGGTGCATGGCGATCCGTATCAGGTTAATTAAGGAGAAATAATGGAACTCGTAAACGTTACGCGTTACTACCCTGAAGATATGCCTTATGGTGAAGGCATTCAGTATTTCCGTAGTGAAGACGGGCAGGATTTTTATGAATCACTGGATAAGTTCACGAAGAAATACAAGCTGTGCACACATCCTGAAACCGGCGTTATTTATTCCATGGCGGAAGATGTATCCCGCCTTTATCCCGTTGGTTTTACCATTGTGGAAGTGGATGAACTACCGGAAGGATTTTGTATTGAAGCCCGCTGGTATTATAAAGACGGTGAAGTACTGCCGGTCCCTGTTGACTACCGGCAGCAGGCCGAGTCGGAGCGTGCACGTCTTACTGCGATTGCCGAACGGGAAATATCCGATAAGAAGACGGATTTACTTCTGGGAATCATCAGTGATGAAGAAAAAGAAAAGTTGACAGCCTGGCGCATTTACGCGAAATCGCTGCAGGCGATGGATTTCAGCACCATCGCTGATAAAACCTCATATAACGCCATTGAATGGCCCGTCTCTCCGGAAGCCTCTTCCTGATTTAATTTATCGCGAGAAAAACTATGTCTGTAGTGATATCAGGTGCGCTGATAGATGGCGCAGGCATCCCCATGTCCGGATGCCACATAATTCTGAAATCCCGGGTAAACACCTCAGAGGTGGTGATGCGCACAGTTGCCGACGTGGTGACAGGAAACTGTGGCGAGTACTGTTTTAAGGCGCAGACCGGAAAATATTGCGTATATCTGAAACAGGACTGGCGCGACGAGTACTATGTTGGCGACATTGCTGTATACGACGACTCAAAGCCCGGCACGCTGAACGACTTTCTGACTGCCCTTGATGAAGGCGATTTAAAGCCGGATGTAGTGAAACGATTTGAGGAAATGGTGGTGCAGGCACAGCAGAGTGCTGAAATCGCAGCATCATGTGCAGAACAGGCAGGGCAAATATTAAATAACATCCAGGAGGTTGCAGGGCAGCTTTCCACAGTACGCTTCGAAAATTTTAACGATATTAGCAGGCGGTGTACGACAGCCATGCTGAAGCTGGAACAACCCGAGGTTGTTAATACATCAATATCTTTAAAAATAAAAGAAAATATCGATTTTAATTATGTCGGTGCAGTTAACGGATATTGCGATATTCCTGAACCTGAAAAGTATAAAGTCGAAATGTATGCTTATACAACTGGAGAGTATTTTAACGGCGACGCTAATTTGAATAGTGACGGAACTTTCTATTTCAGACGTTGCTGGACGGGAGCAAAACAGTTTCGTCTTATTCGGATTGAGGATAATGCGTGGATCACAACGCTGGAATTTCCGCTGCTCATTCGTAGTTACTGGATGCCAGAGGACGCAGATCCTGACGTAATCAGGGTGATGAAAGACCGATGTTACACGTATGACCAGGCGCTGGCAGCACTGGCGTTGATGGTTCAGCGACATGAAGCTGTGGAAAGATACGTTTCAGGTTTGTGTGCACTTGTTGATGAAAACGGCGGGGTGAAATTTTTTGTTAACAGGCTGTCGGCCATGTCTTCGCGCGCCTATTATCGACTGGGCAATGCGGCATGGGTTTACTATGCCCTTGCGTTCTATCTGGAGAAATACCCGGACGGAGCACAGGTAAATATTGTTCGGGCAAAGTTGTTATCTGGCATCAGCTGGCTGGATTCTTTCCTGGTAACCGCCCCTGGTGATTTACGTGAAGGCCTGTATAAAGGCGGCCTTGGTCGTTATGTAAATGGCGAATTTGACGCCAGTTTCGTTGCCGAATGGTGCGCACTGGAGCATAACGTTGATATCTGGTTTTTGTTTGAACTGATGGGGAGACTGGAATTTGACGGCTTCATTCAACGCGCCGATGCGCTGGCAAAAAGTATCATCAGGGGGTTCTGGATGGAAGAGGAAGGCCGGTTCCGGCAGGGAGTACACCCAACCAGTTATGATAACGCGGCGGCTCTCGATCAATCGTCATGGGGCGGGCTGTTTGTAGCGAATATAGACATGGCTAAAGCTGTACGTTGTCGTAAGTATATGGGGCGTTTCTTTTTTGGCACCCGCGAAGCCACGGGTTACACACCTTACCACCCCGATTATGGATACAGTGGTCACAGTCGAGGTGTATGGGTGGAAGGGACCGCAGGAGTGGCACTTTTTGAGAGAAAGCTTGGAAACGAGGTTACAGCAGTGAATCTCATTGCAGCAATGGCACCGCTTCGTGATGAATACGGCTATCGTGATTCATGCGATGACCCGGCATATGATGTGCTCCCACCCTGGCCATCAACAACAAACACGGCGTGGGTAATCCTGACAGTAAAACCTGATAATTTTTGGCTGGTAGATTCACCGATCATGGACGTTGGCATGATTCGATACTGA